AGAAGTAGCTACAGGGTATATCACCTCAACATCCGCAGCAGGTACAAGTATTACATTTCCAACTGGAACTCTTTTAGGTGCTGAATTAGGAGCAACTGGAGGAACAATTTTTGAATTAGTTGTTGATAATACCGCTGGCGCTAATACAGTAACAATGGTTGTTGGCGTTAATGCAATTTTATCAGCAGGAGCAGCTGCTGTAGGTGCATCATTTGGGCTACTTACTATACCCACAGGTGTAACTGGGCTAGCACGATATACTTTATTATTTAGTAGTGCTACTGCTTATACTATTACACGTACTGCTTAATTGGGAGAATAAATCATGGCTTCAACAACAGATATATGGGCCGTTACTCCTGTTTATAGTGCAACACTTTTACGTGCAGCTGCTACAGTAGCCGGCGCCGGGGATGTTCCTCTTCTTAGCTATCAACCTTTAGATAATGGCGCAGGATATAAACTATTCATTACTTCGGTCGGCGATAGTAGTGGTATGACTTTTACTATTGTAGGATATGTAGTGGGTGATTTAACAAACACTCCTACTACCGAGGTAATGACAGGTCCAGACGCAACTGCCGAATCTTCAGCTAACTATTATTCTCTTATTACAAGTGTTACAGCTTCGGGAGCTGGTACAGGTAATATTAGTATTGGGACCGTCGTCACAGACGGTGTGGCTCTTCCTAGATGTAGATTAAGAGGATTTTATTTTATTGCAACCGCTGGTGCAGGAAGTATTGCACTTACTTTAGATGGAACGGCGGCTAGTGATAGAACACTATTAAATGTTGCTACTCCCGCTATAGTACAATCACAACAAATGTCTTTACCCGGAGACGGTATATTAATCGCCGGTAGTGCAGCTTTATCCTCATTTGGGGTAGTAGTTAATACAGCTGCAGTGACTTCAATTAGTGTATTCTGTAGCTAAGTATAATGTTAAATATGGATGATTCGACGAAACACATATTAGACTTTGCGTCTATATTTACAGCGGTGGGAACAGTATTGAAATGGCTTCCTTACTTAGCTGCAATCTTTACTATTGTTTGGACGGGGATTAGGATATATGAAACACGAACTGTTCAGACAGTAATAGCAAAAAGAAAGGCAAAAAAAGCAGTAGCCGCTAATCTTAGCGCGATGCGTGGGCCGAGGATTAAAAAATAAGATGCCTACAAAAAGCAAGAAGCAAGAGAAGTTTATGCAAGCTGTGGCTAATAACCCTAAGTTTGCTAAAAAGGTAGGCGTTAAACAATCAATTGGACGAGAGTTCACTAAGGAGAAAGAAATGAAGAAAGTTAAGAAAATGCAAATGGGTGGTATGACAGATCGTGAAGGTCGCGCTATGGCAACTGGACGTTATGCAAATGACCCAAGACTTATGGCAGACGCACGTGGTCGCGCTATGATGAAAAAAGGTGGTAAGGTTAAAAAAATGAGAGACGGTGGTAATACTTCTCGCATGAATGAACTTGAAGAACTAGGTCGCGTAGATGCAGAAAGAGGTTATTCTCCTGGAGGCAGAAGAAATCTTAGAGACGAAAAAGCTCGTGTTGTCCGTGAGATTAAAGGTAAGAAAGCTGGCGGTATGGTAGACAAAGAAGGACGCGCATTAGCTAAAAACAAACGTGGTATGTCTGCAGCTAAAATGGCAGACGCTAGAGGTCGCGCTATGAAAAAAGGTGGAATGGTTAAAAGTTCCGCATCTAAACGTGCAGACGGTATAGCACAAAAAGGCCATACACGTGGTCGCATGGTTTAATTAAGGAGAACTTAAATGGTTGCAAAAGTAATACGAGAAGCAGTTAGATATGCTAAAAATAATGCCCCTAAAAGAGTTTCGGCAAAAAATAGTAGAAAGGCTGCAAACGAGGCAAAGAAAAGGGGCACTATTAGAAGAACTGAAGAAGTAGCTACTAAACGTAAACCACCTGTTAAAGGCGGCTCAACAACTAAAGGCGGTGCAAAAAAACTCCTTAAAAAATATGGTGTTCCCGGAGCTATTATTACTTCTATATTAGCAGGTTCTACTCTACTTAATAAAAAGAAAGCAGTAGCTAAAAAAGAAGCTAAAAAAGAAGAGCCAATGAAAAGAAGATTTAGAGCAGGACCAACTTCATCTAGCCTTCGAGGTCAAAGAAAATCAGGTACTTTGCGTGGAAAAAATGTGACGGCTCATCCGCCTAAGCGTAAAAATAAAGACACTGCAAAAAGACCAACTAGACCTTCTGGTCCAAGTATGACGGGTTTTAGAAAATAAGGAGAACTTTTATGTATTCTGATTTAAATGAATTGTACGGAAAGTATGGTAAAAATGTAGCGAAAGCTATATATCAAGAAGAAAGCACAGGTACTCATGCATCAAAAAAAAGTAAGAAACAAGGCTACAATGCTAGACTTGATGAGTCGTTGGGCGCGAGAAATGGTAAGAAATCTCAAAGCATGAAGTCTCGTAGAAAAGAGTCTAAAGGCATGGAAAAATCTATGGGTAAAAAAGCTTACTCAGGTAATAGATCTTCTTCATAATGAGAGCTTCTCGTGGAATGGGGATTATAATGCCGAGCAAGTGTTGTAGTAAGGTATTATCACGTCCCTCTACGGTTAATACAAAAAGGACAACCAAATGTCGAAAAAAAAGAAGTTAAAAATTAAGAAACCAGGAGCTTTAAGAAAATCTTTAGGAATTAAAAAGGGACAAACGATCCCTGTTAAAACTTTAAATAAAGCAGCTAAAGCTTCAGGCAAATTAGGACAAAGAGCAAGATTTGCTAAAACACTTAGAGGTCTGGGAAGAGGACGATAATGACAACTACTAATACACATGCATTTAATTTAGATCTAAACTTGCTTGTTGAAGAAGCATTTGAAAGATGTGGAGTAGAATTAAGAACAGGATATGATTTAAGAACAGCTACTCGTAGCTTAAACTTATTAACTATTGAATGGGCTAACCGAGGGATCAACTTATGGACTGTAGAAACAGGAAGTATACCGTTGGTTGCCAATACAGCCACTTACAATTTGCCCGAGACTACTATCGACCTCATGAGCCAAGTCATAAGAACTGGGACGGGTACGACTCAGTCTGACATAGCTATTACTAGGGTGTCAAATCCTACTTATGCATCTATCCCAAGTAAGAATGACACGGGCAGACCCATACAAATTTATTTAGATAGACAAGCAGTAATTCCAACAGTAACTATGTGGCCTATTCCTAATGATGCAAGCTATACCTTTGTCTATTGGTTCTTAAAAAGATTAGACGATGCAGGTACCGGTGTAAATACACAGCACATACCATTTAGATTTTTACCGTGTTTAGTAGCAGGTTTAGCATATTACTTATCTATAAAAATACCAGAAGCTGCACCAAGAATACAAATGTTAAAAGCAGAATATGAAGAGCAGTGGCTACTCGCATCTACAGAAGATAGAGAAAAAGCAACACTTGTTATTTCACCAAGAAGTTCTTACGTACAAGGAAATAAGATGGCTGATAAAAAGAAACAGAAAAAAGGACTTGACGTTTCTGGACGTTATAATGTGAGTGGTAAAAAACCAACCGGTAAAGATATAGCAGCACAAATAAGAGCAGACATCCGAGCGGGAATAAATTTAGAAGGTGATAATTACTTTGTTGAGCCGTATGTAAGTGGTTCAGCTTATAAAGGACCTAAAGGAAAACCACGAGCTGGAATAAATAGGTATGGTATTCAAGGAGAATATCGCCCCACAGAAAATACTTTTATTAGAGCCAGAGGGAGTATGAGTCCTAAAGGAGAAAATAAACAAGGCGGGATTGAAGCAGGGTTTACATGGAAAGAGGGTGGATTAGTAATTAAAGATAAACAATATTTGAAGGGAAAATAAGATGGGACTCAAGAAAAGATACGAATTAGGAAAGGCAGCTTTAGAAGCAGCTGTAAAAAAACTTAAAGGCACTGGAGCTGGTAAAAAGATGACAAACAAGCAGCTTAAGCAAAGGGCTAACCAAGATGCATTTGATGATGCAAGGACTGCAAGAAAAGAAAGATTAGTAGGGAGACGAGACCAGGCTCGCCATAGAAAAGACGATGCAGAAATTGCTAAAAAAACTAAGAAACAAATGCTTGAAGAAATGGCTGAAGAGGAATATATTATGGGGCCTACTAATATAAAGCTTCCAAACCCAGGTATGAAAAAAGGTGGAGCAGTTAAAAAAAGAAAACCAACAAAAGAGGAACTAAACAAAATAATGAAGACCGGCGGCGGCGGAAAAAGGGCTAAGGAAATCATAGAAAACTTACTAGCCCCCATAAAGAACCTACCAAAAGGAGTAATGAAGACCGGCGGTGTAAGAAATGTTTCTAAATTACCAGCTACACGAGCTACACCAGATACACCAGCTACACCAATGAAACGCCCAAGACGAAGAACCGGTATGACGAAAGGAATAGACCCTACAGGGCAACCTCGAAGATTAACTGAACGAGAAAGGCTACGCATGATTAAGCAAGGAGAGCGATATAAAAAACGCGGTGCAGTACACAGAATGCCAGATGGTACACTAATGAAAGGTGCTAAACATGGTATGAAACACGGTGGATCAGTCAAAGGTAAATGCAAAGTAGATGGTATTGCTATACGTGGTAGAACTAAGGCTAAGCATAAATAATGTCTAACAAGTACACCACTAATAAGAACGCTATTGCAGACTGTGATGTCTGTGGATTTCAGTTTAAGTTAAAGACTTTAAAAAGTTTATTTGTAAGAGAAACAAAAACGAATATACTAGCATGTACAGAATGTTGGAACCCAGACCAGCCGCAGAATTTACAAGGAATGTATCCTGTAGATGACCCACAAGCTGTAAGGAATCCAAGACCTGACCAGAGTTTTAATGATAACAGCATAACAGGGTCAAGAGATATACAATGGGGATGGAACCCTGTGGGCGGAGCAAGACCTCCAACAGATGTATTAACCCCCAATACTTTAGTAAGCCCAGTAGTAATTGGAACTTTTACAATAGCAATAACTTAGGAGAAAGAAATGAAAGAAAACCAAGAAAGAAAGCCTAAATATAAAGGCATATATGTACAACCTCAAGATGTACCTGTACCTCACGTTGCTGGTTATCCAGAAACAGATGTTAAAACATCAGGTGTAGAAACTCGTGGTAATGGTGCAGCTACAAAAGGTACTAAAGCTCGTGGCCCTTTAGCATAAGGATAACCAATGACTTATACAGAATTAGTAGCTGAAATAGAGTCTTATACTGAAAATTCGTACACCGTTGCTGATGTAAATACATTTATCACACAAGCAGAGAACCGCATA